ACTCTAAAATACTTTTTCCATCCGCGCCCTTGACCGCCGTTGTTGTTTTCTGCCATAGTCTAGTATTTATGGCGTTATCTGCTCTGCTGCAATATCTTTGTGCTGACGCTGACTTGATTCTGCATGACTCGCACCAGCTCATCTAGCTTGGTCAACTGCATGACCATCATGTCTTGTGTGTTGGTATTGTTGAATGCCTGTACCAATTGATCCATTTTGGACAGTTGTTGAGCCATAATTTGATTGGTGCCAATAGAACCCGGGCTAGTTTCTGTGTTGGCAGTAGGCTGTATAGTCAGTTGTTCGGTGCCGTGCATGGTTAAATCAGGTTTGTATCCACTTGTAGGGCCGGTCAACATTCCACGGAATCCGTTGGCACCCGATATCTTGGCTGGATCTCCGGTTCCTACAATTTCACCCTGTGGCATGGTGTTCTTGCTATCTTTTGCTGCTGTTTTCTTTGATTCTAAATCTTGTTCGTATCCTTCTCGTGTTATCCCGTTCCCTAACAGGGCCCTGGCTTTTTCGTGTTCCTGGCGCAGACGGTCAGCAGTTGTCATTCTTCGGGGATTGGTTTCTTTCTTTTCCACAGGTGCGACGGCTTCGACAGACGGGGGCTCAGCAGGCTGATTGGCTAGCATCCCGGCTCTATTGCGTCCTGCAAAAGGTTTAAAGTACGGATCTTGTGCAGTATCTACTGGCGCAGAGGCAACTTGTGTTGTTTTTAACTGTTGTGCTGCGTACTGGTTGACCTTGGCAAGATTTTCACCGCCCAAATATCCGCCAGCTTTCCTTACATCCCGGCCGGCTACTTGAGAAGTTGCCAACACATTGGCCTGCTCTTGTGACATGTCCTTGATGTTAATGCCCATGCCCTTGGCCATGCCTTGGGTTTTTTTCATGTACCAGGCCGTTACTTCTGCAGCTACTAGAGGTTGAAGTACAAGGTCAGGATCTTTTACCAGACGATCATCACCGTAAATGGCCCGTGATGCTTCTGCATAGTTACTTTTGCCGGTTAGTTGTATAAATCCTCGACCACGATACTTCCAGCCGTCTCCCGGCTCCATGTTGCCCATGCGCCGACCAATGTCAGTTTTTGCTCCGTACATGGCTTCGCCAAAATTCTCTGGACTGCTTTTCATCTGATCTATTTCACTAGCACTCTTGCCTGCGACCCTAGATCCAAAAATTTCTTGAATTCTTTTGTTATCAGTTTTGCGATAATCAAGATTCTCAGCGATACTTCTGCCTTGTGTTTCTTTCATCACGTTGCCAAGTGTGGCTGCTACATACTTGGTATCGGTTATTCCTTGCTTTGCCAGCGCCGATTTGATCAGCTCCATGTTCTGCGCTTGATCTTGTTTTAAAGGGGGAGGTGTACCGCCACCTGTAACTGTGCCCCCTCCAGTTCCGCCTCCTCCAGTTCCGCCACCACCAATTGGTTGATCTTTTGTATTTGGGGAGCCTGTGCCGGGCACTACCCCTGATATCTTGTTAAGAAAACTGCTAAATCCTTCTAACGCACTAGTGGCTGGCCCTACACCTTTTTCCACCAGACTTTGTAGAGCATCACGTGTTTTCATCTGCTCTATACGAGCATCTACCATGGACTTGGTGTTGGGATCAATGCCTTTTATCTGAGCTTCTTGTTGTGCCTTAACCAGTTCTTCTTGGCTTTTTGCTGTGGTTGTTGTGTAACGAGATTGTGATTCGCTCATCTCTTTGGCGCTAAACATAAAGGCGCCTGCGTTGTATTTAAACAGTTCCCCCATGGCCTCGCGTTGGTTTGTTATACCTTCGTTTACAGCATCAATGTATCCGCTGGCCGTAAATCGATCTGTTCCAATCATACCAACAGCTTCAGGAGATGCCATCAATGTTTTGCTCATGGCACTGAGATCGCCACCAACACCTCGCGAGAATTCTTTTAATTTGTCACCAGTCATTCGACGTGCTGCATTTTCGTATTCATTTGCCAGCCTGTTTGATTCCAAATCACCAGCAGCGCCTTTTTTCCTTAGCTCATAAATGGTTTGATTCAATGCATCTTCAGCCATGGCTGTATCTAATTTTTCTTGTAATTTTGCGGCATCATCGCCAGTGAGCTTGCTTAACGTATCTAAATTCTTGATGTAGGCAGCGCTTTGTTGTGCCAGGTCTCTATTAATTGCCGACGAAGCCACACCGGACTGTTGCTGTTGCTTGACAAACAGAGCCATGCCCCTGTTAATATCGTCGGGCGTTTTGCCCAGCAACTGAAAAGTCTTGCCTATGTCACTGCGTTGTATTTCTGATGCAGCATCAGCAAATGCCTTGGATCCAGTGGCCGCAGTGCCACCAAAGGCCGCCAGCGCCACACTGTTTTCCTTGAGCAAGGCAGTCATTTGATCTAGTTCTTTGATGCCATAACCAAACTTCTGCATGTTGTTGAAAACTTCGGTCATGCCACCTGCAGCAGATTGTCCAGTCTTGCTTAGATCTTGATAGGATTTGAACAGTGCCTCGCTCTGTTCGTTGACTGTTTTAAAGGCCTTGCCGGCCAGCCCAACACCAAAAGTAAGCACTTTCAGTGCTAGTCCAAGTGGCCCTGCAAAGTATTTTAATGCTCCTAATGCAGTAGTAAATGCAGAAAAGCCTGCTACCCCTGCGTCAATTCCTTGATTGAACTGTGTGACCCCCAGCTGACCGTCCAGGGCCGATTTGCCAAGTGCTTTTAGACTCTGACTGGTCTGTGCCAGCTGAGCGTTAATTTTCAGATTGAGTTCACGATTTTTCTCTGCTTGTTCTAAATCTTGCTGTCTTATAGGAAGACTCTTTTCAGTAATACGGTTTGCTTCCTCTTGAAATCGCAGAAATTCTTCGTTGGGTGTCTGATCGGCCATAACTATATTTACCGAGGAAATAAAATGAACCCAAACAACCCGTTACAACAGTATTTTAGACAGCCAGCAATCTACATCAAATTGCCCAGCAATGGACAACACTATCCTGCTGGGGCGCTGGCCACCACACCCACAGGCGACTATCCAGTGTATCCCATGACTGCCATAGACGAAATCACCTATCGTACCCCAGACGCCATGTTCAACGGCCAGGCCACAGTGAATGTGATCCAGAGCTGTATGCCCAATATCAAGGATGCCTGGCAGATACCGGCCATGGACATGGATGCTGTGTTAGTGGCCATCAGAATTGCCAGCTACGGACACGAAATGGAGTTTGGCACACAGTGCCCTGCCTGCCAGGCCGAAAGTGACAGATCCATAGATCTGCGACTGGTACAACGCGATCTTAAAGCACCAGATTATACCCAGAGCATCCGGTCGGGCGACATGGAAATTTTCTTGCGCCCTATGACCTATCGAAATCTCACCGACAACAGTCAATTGCAATATGAAAATCAAAAACTGGTACAGATGATACCGGATAGTGATCTGGGCGAACAGGAAAAAATTAAGGTCATGGGAGATTCGTTGAAAAAAATCACCGAGATCACAGTGCGGGCTCTGTCCCAGAGTTTGGCCATGGTCAAGACTCCCACTGCCATGGTGCAGGAGCCTGAATATCTTGAAGAACTGTTACGGCATTGCGATCGCAAACTGTTCAATCAGATCCGAGATACTATACTGGAGTGCAAGGCTGTGTCCGAGATCAAACCATTGCACCTGATCTGTGACGAGTGCAAACACGAATATGACCAGCAGGTTACCTTGGACATGTCAAGTTTTTTCGTTCCCGCCTCCTAATCTCGGATTCTGATCAAATTGAAAAAATCGTGGCCAACATGGACAAAGACGCCAGCGACATTAGACAAGAGGCATTGCGAATGAGTTGGTACATGCGCGGTGGTATCAGCTATGCACATGCCCTGCAACTCAGCGTGGGCGAACGCAAACTGTTGAACAAACTGATCTCAGAAAATTTAGAGACCACTAAAAAATCAGGCCTTCCATTCTTCTAGCATGAATATACAACAGGCACGCATTGATATCAACACCTGGATTGAAGATTTTTTAGAAGTTCCCAATCCTGCTCTAGGCGGCTGGAGTCCATGCCCATATGCCCGGCGTGCCAGACTGGACGGTGCCTACGAAGTTAGACCGGGTCAAGATGCCTACTGGGATCTTGCTCCACTCAGCTGGCAAGGTATTGATCCTTGGCAAGTGATTGTGTATGTTTACGCGGCCAACACAGTAGATCCTGAAAAATTTACACAAGCAGTTGACATGGCCAATCGTCATTACATGGTTCCTTACAATCTGATTGCCTTGTTGGACCACCCTGACTTGCCCGAATCAGTAAACGGAGTCTCGATGAATCAAGGCACTTATGCGCTAGTCTTGGTACAATCGTTGCCAGATCTGGATCAAAAAGCCGCCGCCATGGGTCGTAAAGGATTTTACGATACTTGGCCAGAACCATATCTACGAGAGTTATTCCAGTACAGACAGGATCCCAGACCATGACTTATCAACATGCCAGAATCAAATTGGAAAAAACTCAGTATCAACCCACAGTGGATTGGTATTACATTACCAAACCTGATATAGCCGTGCTAAACGATATCTACAGAACCTACTGTATCTACAAACACTTTGGCAGTGTGATGCCAATTTTTGACAGTCAATATCTTGATCCGGATACTGACCTTATTGGTTATCAGGATCAAGGACGGCTGGTAGCCTGGAGCATGATCAAACGCTACGACAGCCACAATGCTTTGTGTGCGCAGTTTGCTTGGACCTATCACAATCCCAAGACCAGACTGGGCATAGAAAGTTTAAAAACAGAATGTGCTATCTATCGAGAGCGGGGCTTCCGGTATCTCTATCTGGATCAGGCACACCTGTACAAACAAGGCTTCGACGGCTTTGAACTACTAGGACCTATGGAGTAACTATGGATTTATACACAATTTGGGCAAACAAAGAAGGCGACATCTCAGATCTAGACTGGGTCAACGGAATGAAAAGTTTCTTTGATCATTTGATCGATGAAGGCAAGATGGAGACATACAGAATCACCAGATGTAAAATGGGATTCCGTAGTATCGCGGACATGCCAGAATGGATGATCATCATGGAATTTACAGACATGGGTCAAATGGATCGTGCTTTCAAACGTGTTGCTCCACTGGAAGGCGAACTCGAAGTAAAACATAAATCGTTCAATCAGTTTGTTAGTGGAGACATACAACATGCCTTGTTTAGAGATTGGCCTGATCAAAACTTATGAAATTCTGTGTGTCCAGTGCTAGATCTATTGGGTGTACGTTTTTAGATTGGAGTATACATTTTTTATCCAGACAAAACTATTTTTATCATGTGATATCCAAAACATGGATGCCGCTGAGTCAAAATCCACTAAGCAAAATCAATGCCCACGGTCATAAAAAAAATCACCCATCTGGTGCTGACTCAACTTTAAAATTCATAAATTCTTTCAACGACATCAGCAACGGAGACTTGTTTTCGCTATATCCTGTTAAAATGCGCATAGACAAAATGTGCGACAAATTAGGTTACCAATTATCAGACATGAAAACTCCAGATATATGGAAAAAAATAAATCAAGAGATAGATTTGGATTATCAAAAGATATTCAATGATTGTCATAATAACAACACAAAAATAATTTTTTTAGGATCAAATCCAGATGTTTGTTTGTATAGATTAAAAATTCGATCACTGGAGCGAATGTTTACAAAACCGGAACCTGCCAAATCAACTGACCAAATCAATGAAGAATATCAAAATCTATTCTTCAAATCGAGCATTGATAGTTGGAAAGAATTAGGACTAACTGAGATATGGGATAAAAGAGAAAGAATGGCATTAGATATCCGACCATTTGATATCGAACTGGATCCTATATTGCGTATGCCACACCTACATATAGACAGCAGAGATTGGTGGAGTAGAGGACCCAAGGTAATACAAAAAGTTTTCAAGTTTTTATCATTGACGTTGGATCAAGAAAGAATGCAACAATGGCTTCCTATATATTACCAATGGCAAGAGATACAAACAAACGCATTAGAATTTGTATACTATATTGACCATATCATCAATGCAATAGTCAATAATATCTATTTTGAGATTGATCTTACATTTGAAGAAGAAACAGTTGTTCAACATTGCTTACTGTATAAACACAATCTAAACTTAAAGACATGGCAGTTGACAAAGTTCCCTGGGAACACACAAGATTTATACAAGCTACTTGAGCCCAATATTCATACTGTATGAGATCTCTTAGAGAGATCTGTTTCTTTCGCTAAAGCTCAGAAACATTTTTTTTAATGAACTGTTTTTAAGTGCATTATCTAGATCACGCGGTCACAATTCACCGTATCAACGGTGAATATGACTGGTACATTATCTGAGTGTAGCTGTCATTTATTCTTGTGAGATTGTGTTTCCACACGGAGGCGGTTGACCGGTACCCCCTACTCACGCTTCACATATCAACGGAACCCTAGTGACCCAAGAATAAATCCAAGTCCTACGAGCATGGGTCGTGTCTTTTTCAACGGAGCCCAAACCATTTGTTGCCTTAAGTTAGCATTTGCCTTTGACGCCCAAGATCAGGACCGGGTATTGCACCGTTCCGCAATGGGGCTAGATCATACCATCTAGCACAGAGTCAGTAAAGTTGCCTATCTAGTTTCGATATAATTGAGTTTTTTTAGTGCTGTTTGACAAAAGTCTGCGTATAATTGGTGTTGCAGTGGCCCGGGATGTCGGTTGTCTGTGCCTAGGTCGGCGTATTTAATAGAAATTGTGTTGTCTTGAAATTGTAGTTTGTAAGTACAATGAAAGTAATTGTTTTTGGATTTTAAATATCGAAACATGTTATTACTAACCAACAGTCCAAATAACAACAGTGTTGCCTGTTGTTTTTGGCAGTAGTTAATTACCTGTTCTATAGCATATAAATGAGAGTAAAATGTGGTTTCGTCAAATAGTGTTTTTACTAATGCCTGTTTTTCAATAGGTTGGTCTGGTACATACGATCCAATATTAGTAAAGGTCAACTTGTTTTGATAAATTTGACTACTTCTTTCTGTGCCAGTTACTCCCCAGATAACAATGTCACCAGATACAATATCAGATCTTAAAATTTGATCAGCAGCCCAGGCAATCGAACTGCCAGGTCTGGTTAAAAAACTACACGGCAAGTCAAGATTACAGGCCACAAGCTGACCATACCTTTGGGAACTATCTACTCCTATTCCGTGTGTTAAACTGCATCCAGCAACCCATAATTGTGTATCCTTGATTTTTCTTAGATCGGCTAGGGGATTAACGGCCGGATTAAAATAACATAACTCTATATTCTTTACAGGACGCTGATTTGAAATTAACAGAAGCAGTGTTTCAGTTAATCCTTGCACACAAATAGTAGGATCAACTGGATCGATAGTCAAGCCGTCAGCCCATTTTTTTGGTGGAGTGTACACAATTTCTGTAGCCAACATAGCAATATTATAAAAAATTTCCAAATTCTTAGGCAAATCTCCTAGAGAGGTATAAACAGTGATATCACTATCTATGTTTGAGATTAAAAAATTTTTATAGTTAGAATGGTTAATTAAAAAAGCAGTTGGGTCGTATTCTAGTGCTTCTCCACTAAGAGATTCACAAACATCGCCCACAAATAATGTAACTTGATACGTCATCTTATCCTATTTTGTTTTTTATATGACTACCGTGGATACGGCACACTATCTGTCCATTGTAGTAGTCATCAGACTCTAGTACTCTATGATTAAATTGTTCTCTAGCTTCGATATAACTACAAGTGGCCTTTGAGTTGCAATAAAATAATATTTCTCTTTTGAAGTTGTCTGCGCCCAGGCGCTCAATGTCTTGGTTGAGTTCCGTATTGCTTCCATAGTATAGTTGCCAGTCTGATTCTATTTTGCTTCTGATTTTCTTGCGTTTCTTGTTGCCGTTTTTTAATTTTACTACTCGATACGTTGTCTTGCTAAATTTTGCTAGTTTTTTACCAATATATTTTCTACCGGTGGTGTTGTTTGTGATCAGGTATACAAACCCCACACAATCGTCGGGCAGTTGTTCAATCGGTTTTTGTTCGTAAAGCCATACCATGGACTATTAGTTATCATTTCACCACTCGGTTGCGTATTTTTCATCGACTCTATTCGTTGCACACTTAGTCTGACACTCTTGCCAGCCAAATGTTTTGAATTTTGTCTCCCAAAAATCATCAGTTACAACCTCTGACAATGATCGATTATGCAGATTAAATTGTTCTGCTAGTTCCTGCCATTCTTTGTTGTGACTGTAACGATTTGCCACCCAGCAACACGGAAACAACCGCCCGCGAGCATCAATGTACAGTCCTTTGTTACCAATTTCGCACAAGGGACGAACGCCATTGGATTCGATTACTGATTTGTAAAGCTGTATATTTTTTTCATTTATTAAATGATCAGGTCTCAGATGATTCAATTGCACAACATCTCTTTCAAATCTATGAGAGCCACTGACAAAATGTTTCTTGGGTTCAAGTGGATCATTTATTCCGTAATCAGGATAAATTGAACCAAACTTTGTGCTACGAGTAAGTTGGAATACATCCATGTCTAATGCCTGTGCATGATTTTTTATCTGGTCTAACTGTTGTTCATTGAATTTAAATGCAATAGCGGCACAAACTAGCCGACATTCAGACACAGATCTCAATTTTTGGATACCGTTGACAATACTGTCAAAGTCAGAATTTACACGATATAGATTATTACTGGCATGGTCCCATCCATCAACACTAAAATGCACAGTGTCTTTTTCTGTCAACACAGCACCCAACTCTGCCCACCATTCTGGTTTTTTATGACTGCCGTTGGTAACAATAACTATCTCAACAGGTTTGATATTCTTAATATAGCGTACGACTGAAATTAAATCGTGCGCATATATAGGATCCCCGTCGTCGCCGCAGAAGGTAATCTTTTCCACATTGCCAATAATAAATTCTGGTGTAAAGTTGCGTTTAAAAAATTCCAAATCTAATTCAGTATTAATCAAACTGTCTGGCACTTCCTGGCGAGCACAGCGAGGACAACGCAAGGTACACTTGCTTGAAATTTCAATATGAAAATGCCAAGTTGCTAGACTCACGCACTCTCCACATCTGTGCTGTAACTGGTGTAGCCTTTTTCTTTGACCACACGCAGGATATTCTCCACACGTCCAGCCAGTTCATCTCTATGACTCACAAGCCAAATACTCTTGTGACGTTCGCGACTCATCTGTTTCAGCAAGGCCAAACTGCTTTCTACACCTTGTGTGTCCAGGCCACTGTCAATCATTTCATCAATGAACAACACATTGATTGGCTGATATAGACTTTCATATACATCGCGGAAGGCCCAGCTCATACTCAGGATCAGTCGATTACGTTCACCACGGCTGAGATTGTCAAAGTCCAGTTCACGGCCCAGCTCTTCGATGCTGACAGTAAGATCATTCTGGAACACCACAGTGTGTGGCAGGCCAATACGATCCAGATAGTAGGTGAGTCTGGCATTGAGATAGCCAAGATTCTGTTCAATGATTTTTTTACGGATAAAACTGTCCTTGCTGGTCAACAGCTTGAGCAAGAAGTCTTGATGTTCTTGTAATCGAGTAAGTTCATTTAACACATCGTAGGTCACAGTCTGTAGAGCCTGTGCGGCCATTTCTTCAATCTGTTCAGAATACGGATCAGTTTCGATCCGCTTGCTGTCTATCTGTTGTTGTAAATTGTCAAGTGTGCTACGATGTTTGATAGCATCCTCTTCACGATCGTAGAACATTTGAGGTGGCCGGCCTAGCACGCCCAGGGCGGTGTGGGTAGCCTCAAGTTCTGATAAGAGCTGTGTATATTCCTGGCACGCCGCTCTTGCTGAATCCAGATCCGTCTGCTTTGCCGCCACCACTTGTTCGTGCTTAGTGTCATGGAAGGCCTGTCCGCACGTGTGACATTCATGGTTTTCAAGTGTTTGGATTTCTTTGGATAGTTTGGAAATCGACTTCTCTTCGCGACCAATATCGAGTTTGATTCGGCTAATCTGGCCAGCCAGTTCATTGATATCCTTGCGTTTTTGATCCCACGTCTTGTGTTCTTTGTGGGCCGCGATCTCGGTGTCAATATCAATTTCTTGTAACGCCACAAGGGCCTTTTCCAGTTCCTGTATATCTTGTGCATGTTTGGTCGTCCATAAGCTGTGTCTACGCTTTAAGGCTGTGATCTGCTCTTCAATTCTTCCGTTGGCATCTTGTACAGCACGGATGCGGAATTCTTCTTGCGTGATTGCGTCTTTGGTCTGTCGGTTCAGTTCCTTGATTCTATCCGCACGTTCACTCAGCATGGTAATACCTAATAGCTGTTCGATGATAGTGCGTTGGTCATTGGCCTTGAGACTTAGAAATGGTTCTGTGTAGGTGTTCAAGGCCAGGATATGTTTGAACATGTCGTGGCTTAGGCCTAGTGTCTGTTCTATGGCTTCTTGTGTTTCTCTACTGTCGCCTTGTGCATTGTCTGTGGCCGCCTGTTCTTGGTTGTTCACAAAGAATCTCAACACGTTGGGCTTACGACCACGCTCGATCCTGTACTGTTGTGGGCCTACAACAAAATCCAAACTGACCAGCATGTTCTTGCCGTTGGTCTTGTTTACTAGATTGTCTTTTCTTATGTT